TGTGGAGATGGATAGCTATGTTAGTTGCTCTCGCTGGTGGTACAGGCGCTATGGGGATGATGTAATGGCAGTAAGTATATCATGGAATGCTACATTTAGAAATAGAGTCCGTTTGTTAGCGGGCATTGAGTCTGAAGAATTAGACAACGACACAATGGATATTTTAGCTAATATAGCTGCGGAATGGTTTAATGAAAATACAGGATTAACATATGCTATTAATGATAATAATACATACGATAATGCAGTAATGTATTATACTTGTTATCTTTCTTGTCTTGCTCAAAATGGAGTAGGAGTAGATAGAATAACCATAGGTGATTTACAAGTCTATTATGATACAAGTGACTATGATGTATGGGAAACGTTAGCACAACAAGCCTTATTAATGAAACTTGGTTTGAGTATTAGAACCACCACATACAACGCAAATCCAAACATAGGAGATGTCAACTGGAATAAAAACGTCACAGGTGTGGATGCAACCAAGACTATGTATCCCCGCGTGAGGGGAGTACAATATAATGCTTAGTAGTCAAGGAGTTAAGCCGGGTTCTATTAATATGGGCCGTGTCTTAAGACAATTAGCTCATCGTTCTAATCAGAGTCGTAAGGTAGTATATCACAGACCTACTATTTATGGAAAAGATGATTATGGAGTAGAAAATGCAGTAGTATCTACCGCAGAAATTTTATTACCTCAGTTACCAGCTCTAATACGCCCTGCTCTAACAGCAGACTATCAGCTCGAAAAAGCAGGTGTAAACATAATCGGGGCTGCTAGAGTTTATACTCCTAATATACAGACCATTAAAGGTATGCCTAATTTTAACCAAGAAAACAACACTAATTTCAATGAGATAGAAGGTTGGGATAAATTCATAGACAAACAACGAACTATCTATACAGTCCCTACATCAGCCACGTCAGGTTGGACTTCAGGGAGTGCTGACGTTACATTTGCTTCTGATGGGCAAACTATTACAGCTACATTAGGCACTGACTATAATGGTACATTTCATTATACTACTTCTGCTAAGAATACACTAGAAGCAGATAGATTACGCTTTCAGATAAAGAGTAGTGGAGCAAGCAATATAAAGCTCTCTAGTATAAAGAGCTATAATGGAGCAACGCAAAATAGCGCTTATAGTGCTACATATACCCCTGCTACATTAAGCATACCTACAGGAAGTTGGTTAACAGTGGATGTTCCATGGGTCGTAGGTACTGTCGCTAGTGGGACTTCGGTTTTTGATGCAGGAACTCGTTATGCAGTTACTGCTACTTCTGGAGCCAGTTACGATTATGAAGCTGATTTTAGAGACTTTGAATTAGAAGTATCAGGAGCAGCTAGTGGTAACACTGTTATGGTTAGAGGTATAGAATATTATAAATCAATTACATGGTCAGTTCATTCTTTAAAAGAGATAAACAACGAATTTATGATATTTAATTGTGTAAGAACACGTGGTAAGAGAGATTCACGAAGGAGGTCCTATGCCTGACCATCTTAATAATATAGAACGTGTTTTAATAGATAATTTACGAACAGGTACTTATAATGGAGGTACTGCGTGGAGTAGTAGCGATGTTAAAGTGTTTGGTCAGTTCCCAGAAACAGAAGATGTAGAATATCCATGTATAGTAGTAGAGATGGTAGCTAATGGTATAGAAGAACAGTTCTTGGGACAAAAATTAGATGGAGCTACTGGAGAGATATACGGATTAGCATTTAATATTCATGTAGCTTGTGATATAAACAGTTCTATCAGTGTTAGTGGTACACCATATAAACAAAGAAGATTAATTAATTATTTAATGTTAAATTGTGCTAATGTTCTAATGGATTGTGATTTTGTAGGAGCAACCCCCTCCACTGAAGTAACTTCAAGATTCCATACAGGATTCAGAGAAGTTAATTATAACCCTGATTTAGAAACATGGGCAGCCACTACAAGTATGGTTATATTATTCCTTAATAAGAGGAGTTAATAATGGCTATTGGAGATAGCCCTGCGGATTATGCATGGGCCGCTAATGATAAAGAACTTCAAACTTATAGTGAAGCATATCGTACAATATATACAGGATATAAACCCTTTATACCTCTAACACAAAACTACAGTATGGCTGTAAAGGCAGAAGCAAATGCAAATGCAGTTAATCAAAAAAAAGGATTTTTTCAATTTCACCCTGAAGGTTCTGGAGTTGGAGGCTTTACATCAGCTGCTAAAAAATCCCCTGAGTGGGGAGGTGCAGCAGGTAGTGGAGATTTAAGTAATATGGCTGCTTATACTTTAGCTAGAGAGGTTTTAGAACAAGTGGGCACAATTCCATACATGAAAAGTCCTCCTAAACATTATACAAATTTTCAAGGAGTAGTCTCAGATATGGAAGCAGCAGGTAAAGGTAATACTGCTACTAGTGCTGGTAAAAGAGCTTCTATGTTAGCAAAAGAACTTGAGACCATAATAAATTTAGACATGTCATCAATCCCTACAGAAAAACGTATTAAAGGTGAATCTAGGGGAGAAGTTAGAACTCAAGGTATGGTTAATTTTTTAATAAATAATCAGGGTCTATTTAATGAATCTAAATTTTTAAATGAACAGATGAAAGCAATGTTAAAAATTAGAAAAACTCATAAAATAACAGATGAAGAAACTGGAGGTTTCAGTTCAAAAGGATTCGATATAGGCTATTACTCAGAACAGGATGTTCAAACACTTTCCTATTTAACTCAAAGGTTCAGGTCGGAGTTTGATATACCAGATTTCGAAAAAATAGTAGGAATGGAAGAAACTAATATGGTTGGTAAAAAGTTATTCCAAAAAATAGGTAAACACGACCGCATATATAATGTTTCTAAAGAGACAGTACAACAAGACCTTCAAAGGGAAATGGATAAAATTATGGGAAAGGTAGAATATTTCATATCAAATATAGTTGAAAATAACCTATCAGCTAGTGAGATGGTAGCACTCCAAAAAGATTTAATTTCTGCTAAGGATATGCCTATTGGGGGTAATGAATACGTATTAGATAACCCAGTTCTTTTATCACAGGAAGTGTGGCAAGAAACTTATGGTATAACTCAAGGTAAAGGTCACGAAACATTAACTAGCTTTTCAGCTCAAGTAATGGATAGATTGTACAGGGCATATAACACTAATATTGAAAGAGGGTTGGACGGTGCTGAAAATAGTGGCTATATGTATATAGTTCCTGTTAAACTTAATATGGATGGTAAAAAATCATATTCTTTAGTAGGAGTACATATATATGGTGATTTTCAAAAGACAGGTGATGGTGTAAAATTAGTAGATATACAAAATAAAGTATATAATTTAGGAGTTTTTAATAAAGCAGACCAAGTTATGTTAGATACTTGGATGCAAAAAGATTTACTTAAGAATGGTCATCTAGGTAATAAAACCCTTCAAATAGCTGCTCAGAGATATAGAGAATTTATAGGAACAGAACTTCAAATGTTTTATGGAAGTTCTCAAACAATAGGTACTCAAATTCTAATGAATTCATTATCAGGAGATGCCTTTCAGACCAATATTAATTTTGTATCTACAATGACATCTGCTGATATGGCTAAATCTTTTCAAGACCAGATAGAAGCTCAATTAAGTTCTGGTGCAGTAAGTAAAGAATTTAAAAAATTTTACGATAAAATGACAGGAGACGCTGATGATTTAACTAAAACATGGAAAGCAGCTGTAGGAGCTAATTTAGTTCAAGACTTTTCTAAAGTTTTTAAACAGACAGGAAATGGTGCCTTCGTTAAAGGTAATACTTTTGGTATTAAAAGTGGTATGGTTTGGCCTGACCATAAAGGAATAGGTCAATCAGGAGGATTTACTAATAGACAATCAGGAGCTATGGAAGGTTTCGCTTTTACTCCCTTTATTGATACCACAAAGGAATCTTTTTATTATCATTCTAAAGCTACTGTTTTTAAAACTACATTTGGTAAAGGTAAAGTAGAAGAAGAAATTAAAGATATAATTAAAAAAAGGAAGATGGACGAAAAAATGGGTAGGACTGAGATGATGGGTAATGAGAGGATAGGAGGCCGAAGAGGAGAACCTCTTATGAGAATTTTATGGAGAAATGGTAAATTAGAGGATGGTTTAGCAACTGAAAGAGAGAACGCAATAGAGGCTGCTATGGGACATCTTGAGGAAGCTGGACTACTTTAATAGCAAGCATAAGCTTTATATACTGCAACGAGCTAATATAGTTCTAGTGTAGTGTAATGTTGTCTAGACAAAGATAGAAGGTGAAAAAATGGTATATTACCTAGGTAGAGATGTAGATGTATTTATTACGACAGAAGCCACTGGTGCTGATAACAATGCAATAGGCATGACTTCAGCTACAATGGAAGAGGTTAGCGTTGTCGATGATGACAGCACAGCAGCATTGCTGTTTGCTCCATCATTAGCAAATCAAACTTCAGTTTCAGGCGGACGCGTATCAGATTTGACAGGTTGTGACCTGTCTACAACAGCAAGTGACGAAGACATCGGTCCTTTTTTTGGTCATATAGCCACTCAAAAAATACCAAGCGGTAGAAAAGAAACTACTGTTTCCATAACCCGTAAAAAATCAGACCCAATATGGGAAGTCATTTTTAATGGCCCATGTTTAGCTGCTGATTTTGAAGATGCTGATGCAACTTTAGCTGCCCGTATGGGAGCTCGATTTGGATTAGCTAGCGGTTCAACAGATACTACTGGTGACATAGGAGCAGGTTCTACGTGGCCTACTCAAGTAGTTGAAGCAGACGATGGTAACATTGTCTATGGGTATAGAGTGCATGTAAGATTAAGAAAAGGAGATAACGCTGCTACGTATGGTCAAGTTTTTACAGTGAGAAACGCTGCAATAACTGGTCATTCAGTAAGTGTTAATCCCGATGGAACGGCAGAGGAAACTATGGAATTTACAAGTTCTGTAGCTCCAGTACAAGAAACTAATTTGGCAGGAACTGCGCCATTTAACATAACACAGACAGCAGCGGGGATGTTCTAATGACATACTTTTTAGGACGAGATGTAAAGGTATATATTGGTACCGAAACAGACGCAGCTACTGTACAATGGGAACCTACAGCTACAGGAAGTAGTTGGGACTTTACAGATGGTACTGGACCCGTAGATACTAGCCATATAATGTTAGCAGCTGCACGTGATAATGCTGATGATGAAGATTCTAGAGTAGAACAATTATCTGGTGTTGATTTAAGTATTGGTGCAATGGATGAAGATACTTCATACCTTGGATTCCGTGGAGTTACTAAAGTAGAGATAAAGAAAGAAACAACTATATCTTTAACTCGAAAGAAACAAAATGCTTCTTGGGATGAATGGTTTAATGACGGTAGATTTGGAGTTAATACAACTGATGATGGTTTCCATACTCCCGGTGTAGAACCTTTCCAAGATTATGGATATAGAGTTTGGGTTAAACTAAAGGATAGTACCGATGTTTTTACATTAAGAAACTGCTGTATACAATCACACAGTGTTTCAAATAATGTAGATGGTTCATCTGATGAAACTTTAGAGTTTATGTCTTATGTGGAACCAGTTATAGCAACTGCTTCTATTACGGCTGTAACACCAACTACAGCTTTATAAGCTTAGACAACAAAATTAAGTGTGGGGTTTGAGCCCCATACTTTCTTAACTATAAAAAGGTGATTAAAATGACGAAAACAGAAATGTGGACAATTGAAGATTTGGTATCTTTGACAGATACCGTGCAAGAAGGAAGTGTTAATTACAGAGGAAAGAAATTTTTATTTCAATTTTGTGAATTAACAGAAGAAGAGGAACCAAAGAATGTATTTGATAAAGTTTTTGATTCCGAAGAAGAGAAATTAGCGTTTTACCAAGAAATAGGTAATGAAAGAGTATCTAAAATGATAGGTAAAGCTAATGAAAAGAACCCCGATGGGGAGGTTTTGAATACAGAAAACTGGGCAAAACTACCAACAACACTTAGATATCAAATATCTAATAAGATTCTAGGAGTGGAACAAGCAACATCTGAAAATTTTACCAGCGGATGATAAACGCGCCCGAAGCGGTGCTTTTATACATCCCTTTGATGAAAGAACTCGGACTTAGTTGGTCCGAAATAAAACAGATGCCGCGATACGAAGCCGAAGGGCTCCTCGCTGCTTATAATGAATACATGGCATTTCATGCGATGGATGGTTATTCTGATGAAGAAATAAGCCAATTATCCAAGAAAAAGCCTCAAGTGAGAACAACATGGCATAGATACCTTGAAACACGAAGAAAATTCGATGACATGTTAGGAAAAGAAAAACCAAAACAAACTTTTGATAGTTTAATGGGTTAAACATGGGTTTCGCAGGACAAGTATTTGCTGCAAGGGTAGCTATAGGCTTAGCTATGCCTTCTCCGCGTGCATTGACGCAGGCTGGCAGCGTGCTCGCTAAATTTACTGGCGGTGTCTATAAGAAACTTAATCAAGAACAAACTAAAGCTGCTTCAGATAGACTTAGATTAGCCAAACAAGATTTAAAAAGAGCTAATAAAGCTATCCAAGGATTACAAAAAGAACAAGACAATAGTATTAGAAAACAAGCTAAGAATTCTGTACGCCAAACTCAGGCAATGTTCGACCAAAGTGCTTTTAAAACTAAAAAAAGTATAACTGATTTTAAAAATTACGTATCTAAAGTACAGCCAGCAGCAGCTCCACGCCTCTTTTCTGGTATGAATAAAGATATGAGTGCTGCCAAACAGTACCAAAGAATGGTAGAAAATTTTATATCTTTAGGTAAAGAAGAAAGAAAAGTAATTCTTAACAATATGAAAGCTCGCTCTCAAGCGATGAAAACTCAAGCTAAAGACTTTAAAGAGTTAGTTAATGCTATGGGTGCTGGCGGTGCATCTCACACTAGCGGTGGCGGCGGGCCTAGCGGTGGCGGCGGGCGCTTCGGCGGGGGACCCGGCGGCAGGGGTGGTGGTCAACCGGGTCATCCGGGTTCATATGCTGGATACGATAAAGATGGTAATAGACTCTATGGTGAAGACTTTATAATAGGTGAAGATAAAGAAATAGGTCGTGGGCTATTCAAGAAAAGGGCACAGAAGGGTTGGATAGAAAATAAAGATACATTATTTGCTAGTGATTGGATGGAAGAAGATTATGGTTATACAAATAGAATGCCACAACCAAAACCAGAAGCAAAGGATTGGGACTGGTATAAATTAGTAGATAAGAGAAATGGAGCATTAAAAGTAGAAGATGTACACCATAAAAATATAGATAAACTTATGCAGAAAACTGTAGCTCCCCCTACCACCCCGGGTACCCCTACTAACCACTTATCCCTCGATAAAGAGCATTATAAGATAGATGAAGAACATATAGATAATTTAAAAATCTTAGATAAAAAATTCCTAGAAGAGAAAAAACAAAATGATAAAACTATAATTGACCTTGTATCAAAGGATGGTGAAACTTGGGCTAAAGATATGAATAAAGTGTATGAGGCTCCAAAAGATATGCTTGTTGAAAGGGCTAACAAATTAATAGACCCTTTAAAATCAGTAAATACATCAAAAACTGACTTTATGTGGTATGACACCAAGAATGACATGACCATAGGATGTGGACCCGGTGGTCCGCCGGGCGCCAAGAATGCATCTTACGATGGTAGTGACTTCGGTTACACCCCGATTTCAGGGCCTGATTCCCTTTCCATGAACGGAGCCCCTCTAGTGGGGCGTGGTAATTGGTGGCCAAAGGGCTATACGGGTCCCCACCAAGGGAAACACTTTGGAGGAGGAGGCGGCGGCCCTATGGGAGGAATGTCTCCAGATGACGCTGTCAGTTTCCTAGATGATATTGTTGACCAGACTAAACATCTACATGAAATAGACCGCACTAGAAATGACATGTTAAAGAAAGATAATAGAGAATTAGCTGATTTAGAAGAGTGGAGAAAAGAAGCTCAGAAGGAATTAACAGAAGCTACTAAAGAACTTGCAGATGCAGAGCATCAATTACATCAAGAAACAGAGAAGGTTATGCAAGAAACTCAACAAGTTATATATCTATTTAAACAAGAGTTTATAGGAAATATTCGTGAAACTATATCTGCTCTAGCAGCATTCTTTTGGCAATTAAATGGTTTAACTCAAGAACTTCAAGAATTTGAGCGTGAATTGTTAAATGCTAACTCTGTTTTTAATTTAACTAGAGATGAATTATTTGATACTGGTGAAGCCGTTACTCAATTTGGACAACAATTTGGTATGAGTATGCAAAACGGTGCTACTGGTCTCTACCAACTTGCATCTGCTGGTGTAAGCGCTAATGAAGCATTGACCATCTTACCAGAAACTTTAAAATTATCTATGGCTGTTCAAGGAGACCATAATACAATATCTAAGTTAACTGCACAGACCCTCTTCGGTTTTGGCTTACCCATGTCCCAAGCCGCAGAGGTTACTGACAAGTTTGCTCATGCTATCCAGAAGTCTTTAATTGAATATCAAGATTTAACAAGCGCTATTAAGTTCGCTTTGCCTTTCTTTACTGCGACAGGGCAAAGTTTAGACCAACTATTAGGTGCTTTACAAGTCTTGACTAATAGGGCTTTAGAAGCAGGTATTGCAGGTCGTGGTTTACGTCAAGCGTTATCTGAGTTTGCAGAACATGCTGATGATAACGCAGCTGCCTTTAGAAAAATAGGGCTTGAGATACTTAATGTAGATGGTACTATGAAGCAATTAACTGAGATAGCTTCAGAATATGCTAATATCATTGGTGAAGATGCTGTGGCAAGTACTGAGTTATTGACAAGTTTAATTCAAGATTTGAATGTTCGTGGTGCAACCGCGTTTATCCACTTAGTACAAAATGCTGAGGAGTTCACACAGGCTGTTGAAGATACCGCCAATGCTGGTGGAGAATTGGACCAGATGGTTCAAATTCAGAATGAATCTATTAGTGCTCAAATACAAATTTTGAAAAATAATGCTTTGGCTATTTTCTTTATGAGAGATGCTGCTTATGAAGGAACTGAATATATGAATGGTTTCCATGAAGCAATTCTTAATTTCTTAGAAACTTTAAAAGGTCTTCTCGTTACAGAATTAGCAAATGGAACATATGAATTAACAGAATTTTCAAAAACTCTAAGAGGTATAGCTATTAAAGCAGTAGAATTATTTACTAAAGCATCAAAGGAATTGGTTAAAATAATAAAAGATTTCACAGAAGCAGGATTCTTTAATATCTCAATGTTAAAAGCTTTCTTTGCACCATTAATGGCTGTTTTGAAAGTTATTAAAATGATAGGACCTGATGTTTTAAAGTTATATATTTCTTTTAGAATATATAGTAAGATATTAGGTTTAGAAGCTATACCTTACACTAAGATTTTCACAACTAGTATAGATTTACTTAAGATGGGAATGTCATCACTTGCAGGAATAATGAAACATGTTATATCTAGTATAAAATATTACACAATAGCTGTAGCTAGTGGTGAAGGAGCTGAAGTAGCAACTAGTTTATGGGCAGGCTCTATAGGTAAACTTAAAGGTATACTTGGAGCACTGGTGAAGGTATTATTTAGTTGGCAAACTTTAGCTGTAGCAGCCGTAGCTACATTAGGTATAGCAGCTTCTACTACAACAGATTGGAGTAATATAGTCTCAGGGCTATCACTAGGTTTTAAGGAGCTTATCTCTACTCTATGGGTAGGACTCGAACCTCTTATTATATCTATACAAAATGCTAGAGAAGCATTTGGTGGATGGCTTGGTGATGTTACTGGTATGGAATCTCAAATGATTTTAATTAGAACTATGCAGGAAATAGGAGCCTTTTTAGGAACGTTTGTACAATTGGCTGCTAAAGTGTTAGGATTCTTTGTTGATATAGGGGTTACTATAGGTGGATGGTTTGTAGACAGTTTAGGACCCGACTCTCATTGGGCTCATTTCGTACAGTTTTGGGAAGATTGGGTAGACCCTGAGGTTGATATAGACTGGGGCACTGCTTGGACACACACGACAGATTTCCTTGTAGATATAGGAATGGCTTTTGTAAATTTAGGTAAATGGTTCGTAGACCGAATACTTGATGCTTGGAATTGGGTGGTAGGCGCTATCACTGGTAGTGATTTCAGCGAGGTAGATTTACCTCACTCATATAATCCGGGCCCGGGGCACGAAGAAGTGCTTGATGTAATTCTTCAGGGTACTACTGCAAATACTGGCGGTGCACGAGGTGGTACTATAGGACCTCCTGCTCCTACACATGATTACGGACAAGGACCTACATACGATACATGGTATCCTTCTCAATACAGTAGTTTTGAAGAATATGATAGGGCCCGAAGAGCGGAGGGCCAATACTACAGCGTAAATCAAAACTCCTCCCCCGGTATGCCTCCAGAGATGGCGGAAGAGTTGCGCCAAATGTTAATACAGCAAGAAATAAACCGTGCCCTTGAAGACATGGGCCTTCCACCACAAGGAACATCATCGTCATCTAGTGATGATAGTAGTTGGTACGATACTCATATTGGTACACCCTCCCATAATTTTCAACAAGACCTTATCGAATCAGGGTGGGCTTATTGGAATCCTTTTGGAGGAGACTCACAAGCTTATCAACAATCTCAACAGAATGTAGAATATCATGCAATAGGAGGTAAAGTACCTCGTTACTCTGGTGGAGGACCTGTAATGGTAGGAGAAATGGGTCCAGAAATCTTTATACCTTCCACTTCAGGACGTATTGTAGCAAACAAAGACTTAAATAGTAGGAGAACCAGAAATATGTTATCTGATTGGCGTAATCGTGGCGACGGTGGCGGAGGTGGAGCTTCCGTTATGACTGTAGGCACGTTAATAAGCGCTAATTCGGTATCTAAAAACAGTAAGATATCAATAGATAGTTACGCAGGAGTGGTATAGAATGGTAAGTATACAAGTAGAGAATAATACTTTTTATAGGAAATCAATAATAGGAGCAAGTTCAGTTATAAAAACTTCTCCACATTTTCCAGATGTAGCATATGGTCAAAGTAACACAGAAATATCTCTACAAGGAGGTACAGATATAAATGCTTGGTTAATATCAGGACAAGTAGCTAGTAGTCCTCCTGTAGGAGGAGGTGTTATAAAGGGTGGTAATTTAATACTATATGGTAAGTCTGTAGATTTAACAGAAACCGGTGGAGTTCCTAATGCAAAATTATATAAAATGAAAGATGGTATTACTTATACTGAGGGAGGTATGACAGCAGGTACTAGTAATGCAAATAACTTAGCTGTATTTGCAGCATATAATGACCCAAAACAATATACCTATGAAGAAAATTTCGATGGTTCTGAATCAACATTAGGAGATGTTAAAGTTTTAAGTAATGAGGGTTCGACATCTGTAAGTCTTAGTGGTCCTTATGTAAGTGAGGAGAATTGGACTGAGTTATTGTCACATCAAGCTAACGGTACTGGTATTAAATCTGCTTCCTATAGTACAAGAATTTTTGGCGACCCTAGTATGGCTGATGTGGAGATTCTAAAAAAATTCTTTGCTACGCAGTTAGATGGAACTCATTCAGAGACGGTAAGTGAAAACGGCTTCATTTTGTTAACACGTGTCGATTCTAGCCAAGGAAAAACCTTATGGAAACCTGCGAAGGATTTTCGAGGTGCCTCCGATGACGAATCTGGAGTTAGAGTTATAGTACCTTATTTTAATGATAGTGATATAAAGGGTATAGTACAATATACAAACACTGAGACTTTATCATCCACAGAAGAAGCCGCAGAACCCACTGCCAACACAACTATATTTGACGAAGGTCTGATATATACAACACCTGACATTAATACATTTTATGGAGGAGGTGATGATACAGGTACACCTGTTACTCGCTCTACATTAGGATTAAGTAGTGAGAGATTTCATGAAGGTGGACAATCATTACATATGTATCATTTATGGCAATTTTCTTCAGCCAACGCAGAAGAGGATTCAGTGGAAACTTATTTTGGTAAAAAAGAGGAATTCTCAAATCAATACTCTTGTGTAGGAATGAAAAAAATACCTTATCCTATACCTATTGACCACGCATTCAGTACATCTACAGGAGACGAACTTCCTGTAGGAATGGATTATCGTTTAAATTTACCAGAGATAGAAGTGAGTTTCTATTTAGATGAATTAGATACTTTACCACGTATTGGTTCATATGCCGACACAACACCTTCAAGCAGTGGAACGTTCACTGATTATCACGCTCAAGCTACAGACTCTCAAGAATGTATTGTTAGTAGAAATATAGATACAGCATATTGGTCAGGTTCTGAGGGAACTCCAAATAATACATATAAAACATTAGGTAGAAATTTCACAATTACATTTGCTAATTATCCTCCAGAAGAAGGAGAGAGTTTAGACGCTTATATACTAAGAGGTATGGATGATTTCTATGCTGGAGATGCTGGTGCTGCCCCAAATGCACCTAACAAAGTATATAATTACGGTTCTAAATATATAGGAGCACTTACAATATATAGAGATATAGCACTACCAACAAATGCAGGTATAGAGGACGATGGTCAAGTAGCTGTAGCACAGTCATTACCAACTAGAATGGACCCTAAAGCTGGTAGAGTTGTAACGAATCCGGGCAACTCACCCTATCCTGCTGGTTATTTCTCAACAGGGATAATGAAATTTGTGAGTGGTAATACAGGTGCAGATAGTGCTGCTAATATGGTAGCTTATGGAGGTAAAACTAAGCCCGGTACAGAAGGTAGTGGATTTGTTCCCTCTGTAGCTTTGAGTATGAATAAGTGGATTACAGCTAAATTTGTAATTGATGTTCAGGGTTTAAATTGTCAAGACCTTGCCACGAATGCAACCCAAGCCTCTACAGGAGGAGAAACTTCTACCAGTTATTGTAATCAGATGAAAGTATTTTTTACAGAGGGTTTTGTAAGTGGTTCTGAAGGTGTTGGCGCAGCAGACCCATTCGCTTTCCACCCTGAGGTACCTGCGCTAGATATATTATTTCCTATAAAACAAAATAAATCAGATGCTGCTGATGGAGATGAATACGCTTCTAGCATAGATTGGTTTAACAATAGAAAATATTTCCCTAATGTTATGTGTTTATGGGCTACTAATTATAGAAACTTTAGTGCAGAGTCAGGGTCATCTAATTATATGGAAGACCAGCCATGGACTGATTACGACAGTGGAAAAGCTAAATTTGGTATTATTGGTGAAACTCCAGAAGAAACACCTTCCGACAAACAGACTAGTGTCTTTGTTGATAGTATTAAATTTAATAACTTTACTAATACTGTTCAAAATGCTTCAGCTCAAGCAGGTACTCATACTCAGGCTATATCAATCAAAGAATATGGAGTTAAAAGCCCTAGACGTAATGCAGGTGCTTATGTAGCAGCATCAGGCACCAGTGGTGTTCCAAGCTGGAAAGAAGTTAAAATGGATGATAAACTTCATGATTATTATTCACCTACTTATGTTTTGATGGGTTTTGAAAATAAAGAAACCGATTTAGAATCAATTGGAGGTGGCGATTATAGTGGGGTTTTCATGTTTGGTGGTTTTGGAACAAATGGTTTCTCTAAGATTTTAAAACAAACTGCTGAGACTACTCAATGTTTCTTATCTCAACAATATTTCGATGGTTCAACTTTAAGCAATAAACTTTATTTAGGATATTGGTTACAAAATTTGACATTTATGGAGGAAAATTCTACTACTAATTATAACTCAGATTCATCAGGATATTTTTCTAATCCAGAAATCCGAAGAACGGGTAATGGATTATGGCCTCACAAGTTGGACTCTACTGCATTTACTTCTCAAGTAGCAGCAGGAGCAACTGTTGGTGGCTTTTCCTTTGTATCAGGAAGTGATGCTAAATTGTATAATGATGCTATGACACAGAAAGGAGTAGGTCATCTTATTTATAATCCTAATGGAAAACTTCAAGGAGAACCGGGAGATGCAGGCGCTGGCACTACTGCAACTGGTTGGTTTAAATGTGAACATCCCTTTGTTTCTGCTAAAATAACATCTCTACCTGCTTTTAATGAAGGTAGTGACTCTTCCGAGGTTGATACTAGAACATTTGAAGTAGACAATCCTTCTATATTTCATTTAGATATGGACACTCAATATATGGTATATATAGCTGGAGGAAAGACAGCGTCTGGTGTGAGAGATGGTTTACCTGTTGTTGTAAATTATGATACAGAACTTTATACAGCAGCTCAAGTTGAAGGATGGGGAGGAGACCCATACTGGAGTGGTGGAGGAACTACAGGTTCTATTAAAATTATGGAAACAACTGATGCGAAGGAATATAATCTTGTAGTCAATCCCGGAACTGTAACAGGGAGTGTCGATTTATTTAAACAATGTCCTAATGTATGGATACAACTAACTGGGACAGACGGTTCTTCTACTGAGATAGTTAGAGTTATTAAGGCTAATGCTAACCCTCAAGACCAAAGTAGTCCTGCTGGTAAAAATGATGAATTAACCGTTAGAAGAGGACAAGTTGGTACATCAGCCCAAGCATATGCTGCTAATGTAGGTGGTGCAGATGCTAATAGTGGTCTACCTATCAAACAATTTATAGGAGCAAAGGGTATATCGAAATTAGAAGAGATAAAGGGAAATGTAGTAACTCTAGATACTCCTTTAGACCCCCTACTTATACCAGAAAATTTACCCTATCTTTACATTTCACCTTACAAATATTGGGTTTGGATGCAATTATGGCCCGGCGGTAATACTGACGGTAGTGAGATATTTCCATGGCAAGATACTGGAGGTTCTTCAGGTAAATCATATACTAGTATACTACCAATGACTACTGGAAGTGATGCCACAACTACCACTGGTTCAACATATAATGAAGAAAAATATACCTTTGTTGCAGCTAATAAAGCTACTATGGGTACCATGTCTCCATATTCTAACGTATGGGATTTATCATTAGGTACTGATTCAGCTATAGATTTAAGTACTGATTGGGGAGCAGGTTCTTATAACGAAGCAGAAAATACTGGAGGATATCTCGATGTGTCTCCTGTATACACTAGTACTGAATGTAATCTAAATTTATCTGGTATGGCAGCTGCTGGTCTTCAACCAGAACAACCTGTTACTACAAAACTAACTCTCGATACCCCTCTAGTTAAACAAATTTTAACAGTGTATGGTAATGATTATGTTGATGCTGGAAGTATATATGCTGCTGACGTTAAACCTTACTATCTTTGGTCTTATACTGCCCCTGTTGGAAGTATTAATAATTTCACAGTAAGACCTACTGTAGACCTACTTAAAGATGGTTTTGATTTATATTCAATAACAGATGATAATCTTTCTTCCGTTAAATTTAAATGGGAGGGAGCAGAAAATGTATGGTATAAAATGTTAATGGTAGATGTAAGTGGAGCAACCATCCCTAATAAATATCATAGAGCCTTTTTACATGTACCTCTTAATGAAGTTCCTTCTACTGCAACTGTTTGTCCTGTATACAAATTTTACGATTATAACGCTAGGGTTGGTACTTCGTTTAGAGGAAGTGGTAGTGTAACAACTGGAAGTAGATGTAGGGGAGATATACAAGGTGCATGCGGTTATGCGTTTAGACCCAACCAAGTTGCTGGCGGCGCTATATCAATAGCTGGTGGTACTAATTTAAGTGCTGATGAGAGTCCGGGTTTTGGAGATAGTAAAACAGAATTTACTTTTGTTATTCATATTACTCCTGATGCCCGTAGTGGTTCACCGGGAGTTCAAAACATAATGGCACAAGGTGATGGTACTAATAGTGCTACTTTGAATTTAGATGAGAGTAGTGGGTTTATAACATTTACATTTACAAATTCAACTCCAACAGCATATACTTTAACTAGTAAATCTTCTGCTGCCTTTGATGGTGAAACTCCTATGAGTATTGTTGTTACATATAAAACTAATAGTCAAGCAGGCCCTGATATGCAGATGTTTATTGATGGAAATAGAGAAGATTATTTACAGACTGTTACAGGTTCTATAACAATCACTCCTGATATTAATATAGGAAGTAACCATACTCCTACAACGGCCGCTATATTCCGTGGAACTATAGAAGAATTTATTATATATGACAGAGCTTACTATGTACCTGAAGATAAAGGAAGTTATGTATTAAACACTGCTGATATAAATGACGCAGCATCTAATAAAAAATTAACACACAATGCAAGATTATTTGTTTACGATTATCATAATATAAGAGGTACTACTAAAGATAAGGTAGCAACTTCTTCTGAAGCTAATTGGGGGGCAACTACTTTATGAGCTTAACTTGGCACGCAACAGAAGCCAATGCTTCAGGCGCTACTTCAGCTATTACTACGAGCACTGTTTATGATAAACTATATGCTCGATTAAGCTTCAATGATAATGATGTAAGAGCTGTATATGTAGACTGGGGTGATGGAGAAAATAGGCTCAGAGGTGAAAAGGCTAATTATCAGTGGAAGACCTTTGATAATCCAGTATCGGGTGCTGTAATAGAGCATACTTATACTGCGACAGGGGCTGATTTTACTCCTATCATTCAAACAGTCAACTCAGAGGGATTTGTTTCTCGTTATCATATGGATGGGACAAATCCTGATTCTTTACAATTACAACCCTTTACTAATAATTCTAGTATAACCGGCATGGCTGTAACTGATGGTCAAGCAACTGGTATTCTAAGAGTGGAAAATAAACAAGTATTAAGTGGTATAGACAATTCTATTTTTAATGTTAGAGGCCCTCAATCTTTATATGTAATGATACCTCCGCTAACAGAATCAAGTACGTTATCTAATATAGGGGATATTATTTTAGATATAACAGTGGTTGCCGATGATTCTATGATAGCAACTGGAACTACCTCAACTGCGGTGGGAGGAGCAGGACAAAGTGTGCAGACTATAACCAAAACTATAACTGCTGCTAATGTTACAGGAGGAACTAAGTTAGACCCAATAGATTCTTCAGATGGCCTTAAAGGACTTGTTAGTCAAGTATTAAAAGTTAAATGGGTTAACCCAAAATACTCAGGTAGTTCCCGTGCTGATGACTATACTGTTAACGACTCTTATAAGAATGTCAAGATATTTATAGTTACCACAGATAATAATTCAACGGCTTATTATTACCCTGTCACTTATGTTTCCGCAGGAGCTCCCATTAAGAAGGCCAATGACCCTTCTCGTTATATTACTTTAGATTTTTCTCAAAGTAGGGCTAAGGCATCTAACGTTTCCAATCTTCAATATAGGTATGATGTAGGCAAGGCTTTCTTTAATCCTGTTTATAAATGGAACGCTGTAACAGGTTCCACTGGTGGAGTTTATGAGTTTTTTGGTGATAATACTAAATTAAGTGGTTCATCTTCTAAGAATGTTTCTTTTGCTTATAATAGTACCCGTAGAGGAGGATTGAATGGTCAAGGTACCATAACTACACCTTCAATAGCTTTCGCTGATAATAGTAATGATAAATGGATATTGACCAATCAGGTTTATAGAACTAATCAATTTTTAATTGATGACTTTGGAAGATTCACAGACCAATACCATTTAGTTAGAAATTCTATGCAACCCGCTAGTGCAAGTAATGGTATAGATACTGAAGTAAGCTCTTTAACAGATAATAAACCGTACGTTTTTAGAATTACTCCTTCTGTAACTACAGGCTCCACAGACCAAATTACTAAATTAGATTTCAATGTAGACTCTGGTGGAGTATATACACAAGATTATACTGAAGCAGCTTTCCAGAATGGTAGTAGTAATATGGTCAGTCTTGCTGGTATGAACTCAGCTAGTTTTAAAGATATAGCAGGTAATGATAGAACAGCTAATGAATATTTACTTCTATTGTTTCCAAAGAAGACCAACAAGATATTTTTTAATATTAATAACTATGCTAAAGATTTGATAAGTAAGAATATATCAGGAAGTTCCTTTTCCGCTCCTTGGAAAATAGCAGGAGTATCTTACGCCGCTGTTGATAATCCTGATTCTATATCACAAGATGTATATTGGAAGAATGTTCCCTTTGAAGATACCACAAGCGTTTCTTTAGAGTATAGAGATACAGGTAATAAGAAATATGTAGAACAAAAGAATGATTTATCTCAAAGTGGTTATATTTCATTTGATATGCCTACAGATTGGGACAGTATATCTCTTGAGAATTTGTGTGGAGGATATTTTGACGATAATACTAATATAGTTAATTCAGCAGGTAATCTAAGTTTAACTGTATCAGGGGGATGTACTGCTGCAAGTTTTAATCCTGATGGTACATTTGGTAACTACTTAAAGTTTACTAGAACAGGTGGTGATAGTCTCACTAGCCTTTTCGATAGTGCTGAAGATGTAGGAGCTTTTAAATATATAGCTTATGTTTCAGGTACTACTGGAGGGTCTGTTGCATATTCTGTGAAAAGACCTTTATGGGTGGTTGGAGAAGATGGAGGAAATGGTGCAAATGCAGCTCTAACTGAATTATATTTATTATATGGAGAGGATGCTGGAAGTGTTTATACACCTTCTACATTAACTACAGCTACAAACGTTATTCTAACAATTAGGAGAATAAATGTTTATGATATACTAAACGGAGCTAGTAAGGTAGACAAAGGAAGTTCTGCTGTATTATTACGTCCTGTTGATTACGATAAAGGTACATCTTATCAAGCTGGTACTTATGTTTGTTCGGGAGGGGCAGGTTCTGGTTTATCTTCAGAATTTG